TGGGATGGCGGCCTTGCCCACCGTAACTACATAGCCTTGATTAACTCGGATTGTGAAAGTGTTGTAGTTCACAATAAAGGCTACCCCGCAATCAACGGTGGATCACAACTCGCTGCAATCTCCAACGACGCCGGACTAAACAGCATCATCGCGTGGATTTCAGTTACAAGCCCTCGCATTACAACGACTCAAAGCTACCTTACAAGTAACGTCACAAGTAACAGCGGTCGCCTATTTCGGATGCTGCTGATTGACTCAATCACAGCCACCACGACATCCACTGGTGGCGCAATGAAAGGCGGAGTAGAGCTTGACATGCTGGCAGGCCCCCATCGTTTTTACTCTTCTACTGCTACAGCCTCCATCGTCCCCAATCTGGTGGACGTTCAACCCATCGTCGTCCTATCCAATACTGCAAAAACCGTTGGCTCCGTCTACGTCGGCCCGTTCTCAGCACAGAACAGCTTTGATATGTACGCCTTTACAGGTGGCACCTACCTAGACAACCTGGGCCGCATCTACTACCAGACCACAGGCGATTCAATTATCGTCAAGTCTGCGTTTGCGCTCAAAGGGTTTACAAACTTCACAGGCACAGCGTTTGATTTTAACTACAACTTGGGCTCAGGCACCAACCCCATTCCCGCTGGCACGACTGTCGAGTTCCGCATGGTGAACTGGGGCACGGCAAACACAGGCGCCTGGATTGCGTTCACCGATAACTCCAGTTTGGAGACTACTAGGGCTGCATTGACAGGGTACAGTTCAAGCGTTGGTCTTGACTTGCAACTACGCATTACTGCCACGACAACAGTGGCAGGGCGTTACTTGATGAGCATGAAGCTGCCCGTCACCATTGACGCAGCATATAATCCTCCTGTATCCGAAACGCAAATCGGATTTACTGGTGCTCAAATTGGTACTTTAATTGCTGGCTACCTAAATGCAGACCCAAATAACCCTGCTCTGCAAAGCAGCCTGACCTTGACGGGCACCAGTGGTTCCGTACCAATGCCTTATGACTACGATGCCGTTCCAGTGGCCTACAGACTGATTGCTCGATTGGCAGGCTGGACATTTAGCAACCTTACAGGCACCTACCTCAAGGAAAACATTTCTATTCCGATTACGCAGACAAGAGTTAATGATTTGAACGGCAATGCTCTATACACGTCAGGTGTTACAGGCGTGACGGTTAATTATGGTGCATCAACAATCACACTATCCGCAAGTCGATCGGCAGTGCAAGTTTGGTCGGCAGTGCAGGATAACCTTTCCCTGCTAGCAAACCTAACTCGCCCTGATCCATTCGCCACCACTAACGGATTGTCATTTGTTAGCACTTACACACTAGTTGTAACAGGCACATTGTCAGCGGGTAACGTGATTGGTAACGTCACGCTATCGGGCAGTTTATCAAGCGGCGTAACAATCACTGGTAATGTGGCACAAGCAACGCCTACAAACTTAACAGGCGTGATAATCAATGGTAATTTAACTTACAACACAAACACACCAATAACTGTAACACTAACCAACTGTAATGTTACAGGAACGATAAGTAATAGTGGAAGTGGGTTGGTAAAAGTAGTCAAATCTGGTACAACTTCGTGGCTTACCGCAGGTTCTAATGTCTCCGTGATCGTCAACGTAACTATTACAACTCCTGGTGGTCTTGCGCTCTCCACTTACATAATCAAAAATGGTGCCACAGACCTGGGATGGGTTGCCACCAATGCTGCTCGTGCATTAGAAATTCAAGAAACAGATACATTCTCAATCTATGCCATCGCATATGGATATAAGGCTAAACTTGTGAGTGCTAATGCTTTGGATTTGGCGACATTTCAGTTTGATCTATTGCCAGAGATATATGTTGATACAACGTTATCAACAGTAACAAGAGACTTTATTGCCTCTAAGTTCAGCACGTCTATGGATGCTTTTAGTCATATTGCGCTGTCTTTGAATTACGATCTGCGCTCTTATACCCCAGACGATGTATTGAATGCAATTCAATACTTTATTGTAACGCAAGGTGATCTTATTGCGGCGGGAGTTGTTTATGGTGGTTCTATTGATGGAGTGGAGATTATTGAAGGTGGTATTATTATTGGTACGCCAGGTTTCTATGGGAAGGTCGCAGATTCGGTTACGACAACAAGTGACTTAGGAATCCTTGTTCCCCTCTATATTGAAGTTCTTGCCTCAGTATATATTACAGACCCGACATATTCACCTATACGAAAAAATACATCTGGGATTATTTTACAATATGCTCCGTGGACAAAACAAACCGCAGACATTAGTTCTACTGATATCTCTAGTATTCGAGATGGTCTAGCAACTGAGGTAAATGTAAATGTGGTAAAAACAAATACAAATCTTATTCCCGGATTGTTCTAAATTAATTTTAGTTCCGAAACTGACACAGAGACCCCTTGCAGGGTCTCTTTTTTGTGCTATAATACGGGAAACACACAGACGTATGATTTCCTCCACCACACCATATAAACTTGCAGAAATAATCAGAGATACGTGGTATAATCTTTATACACCAACCAAGTACAATCAAATTCACAAAGAACTTATACTGAAAGAGAAATCAAATGACGAACAAAATTGAAACTTATGGAAATCCTTTTCGTTCAGGTGAAAAGAATATTGATGACCTTTATAAGAAACTGATTGAAGACCTTGCAGAAAAAAGTCGTGAGGAGCAGAAGTTTCAATACATCTTTGCGGATGTATGTACTGTAATGAAAGATTTGGGATGGGACGCAAGTGATACTATTCTCACACAGATTGCAGGGACCCTCAAGAGTGATAAGTTTATTGTGATTAAGAATGAGTCTCTCAATCCTAGACCAAACTCCAAAGCACTTCCAGAAGGACAGGGAAAACCTTTTAGACCTTAAATAGATAAAGAGTATAAGAAATTAAAATGACTTACGATACGGTCTTCATTTCCGACGCACATATAGGGACTTCTAGATGTAATACTGAAAAGTTCCTGAAGTTTCTGAAAGAACTTAAAACCAAAAAACTTGTAATGGTTGGAGATATTCTAGACATTCATTGTATGGAAAAGTATCATACAAGATGGAAGAAAGAACATACCGAATGTGTTCATGCAATTTTGAACTTGTGTAAAAAAGGTACAGAAGTTGTCTATGTTCTTGGTAATCACGAAGCAACGATGAGAAGATACTGTGATTTTGAACACAAGAATCTTTTGATTTGTAATGAATATGTTCACAAGGATTCCAAAGGAAATAAGTTCTTATGTGTTCACGGAGATAAGTATTCTGAATATTCTTCAGGTTCTTGGAAGCAACTTATCTTTAATTGGGGATATGAGTTCGTCACACCTTTGAGTATCTGGTTAAATCGTTTCTTTCGTTTCTCTTTGGTTCATTACCTAAAGAATACCGTGAGAGGTAAGGAATATCTAAATCGTTATGAAACTGACATTACGGTTTTCTGTGCTCAAAGAAGTAGAAACTATGCTGGAATTATTTGTGGTCATATTCACCATGCAAACATTCGTGAGTTTGGTAAAATAACTTATATGTGCTGTGGTGATTGGTGTGATACTTGCTCTGCGATTGTGGAAAAAGATGGAGTCTATTGTTTAGAGAAATATTAATAAGAATGTACACACCTGAGGGTTACTTAAATGATCCCCCAGATAGTAAATGTCCATACTGTGGGGAGTCTAAAAAAATTTGTTCTTATAATGACAGTCTATTGAGATTTTGGGCAAGAGAATCCTGTGCCAAAAAGAATAATTTTAAATTTAGAAATTTAGAAATTTAGAATAAATAATTATAAGTCGCAACTACTTATGGTTCCTCTGCACTCGCCTAAGGACTATCTGTTTAATTTACATACCTCATCTAAAAGTGAAGCAAAACGATTATGGAGACAGAATATAAAAGATGCCTGGAATCACGAGTGTGCTTATTGCGAATCCAAAGAAAACATAACACTAGACCACGTTATACCTCAATGTAAGGGTGGTCTAGATATTAAAACAAATGTAATTGCCTGTTGTCATTCTTGCAATCAATCCAAAGGTCATATTCCTTGGGAAGAATGGTATTATAATCAGTGCTTTTTTTCTATTGAAAATTATGAAAAGATTGAAGAATGGATGAAACCCGATGCTCCTTCAAATGTTTATGCTTATAAACCAAGAAGAAATATCAATTACTAAATACCAAGTATGAAAAAAAGAAATGCAAATAGAAACATTGGGAGTACATTATATTTTAGATTTATGTTCTTGTAATGTAACTCTATTGAATGATACTACTCATATTATGAGTTCTCTAAAAGAAGCGATATTAAAATCAAATGCTACATTACTTGAAGAACTTAAATACGAATTTACTCCCCAAGGAGTAACAGCAATTTGTTTATTGTCAGAAAGTCATATCTCAATTCATACTTGGCCAGAAAAGCAATATGCGGCAGTAGATATTTTTACTTGTGGCGATCATACGCAACCAGCAAAAGCTTGCGAATATATGATAAATGCACTAAAATCTAAGAAGCCAAATATGACTATTGTAAGTAGAGGCATATGATTTCTGGCAGTATTAGCCCCCTAGATTTTCTGGGGGGAACTATAATTTCATTTTTAATTATTTTTTTACCATTATTAATAATACTACTATGAGTTTTACAGTTTATTCCAAGCACGGATGCCCATATTGTGATAAAATTAAAACAGTTTTAAGTCACGTTTCTGCTACAAAAGGAACTCCAGTTGTTTATTATGACTTGGGAACTAATTTTACTAGAGAAGAATTTTACGCTGAATTTGGAGAGGGATCTACTTTCCCCCAAGTCATTTATGAAAATTCTCATTTGGGTGGATGCTCTGATACAGTTAAGTTCTTACAAGAACAAAATATGCTTTGATGGATTCTATAAATAAGTTTGAAAGACACGATATAAATCGTGGCGTTGAATTAATGCTTCGTCGGGGGGAAAAACGCATTCCAGAAGAACTTAAAGAAAGAAAGTTTATTTTTGGTAGAGTTTTTTCCTTTCTGAAAAGGGAAATACGATTTAATTTTGAACTTTCTATAATTAAAAAAACGTAAATTTCTCGGAGTAATAGAATGACCGCACCAGAACTCACACTTTTTTGTTTAGTTAGTTTTTTATTTTTATGCGTTGGTGTAGTTGGTGGTTGGGGATTAAAGTCTTATCTAGATAATATGCTTCCTTCTAGAATGGGTGTTCTTCATCAAGAGTTCTTTGATGAAGACGGTAATGTAATTGCCGATGAAGTAGTTTCCCTTCGTTTGGAATCTGGATTTATTGAAGAATTTCAAGAAGATTATAGAGGTCTTTTTGAAGATGGAGATGACGATGACAATGATGACGATGATGACGAAGATTGATAGATAGATAGTATTATAAATTATTACTGATTTTTTAAACAAATATGACTGTAACAACTGGAGCAAAAAAAGTATCAGTTTCAAGAACAAAAGAAGTTAGTTTGGATCTTCCTCCAAATCCACTTGTATTTGAAGTTTTGAATCTTGTATCTAAACAAAGGACAAATGAGAAAAAAGTAGAAGTTCTTAGAAAATATGAAGATCCTTCTTTGAAAGCAATTTTTATTTGGAACTTTGATGAAAGTATTGTTTCACTTCTACCCGAAGGTGAAGTTCCTTTCTTTGGTGATAATGTTTTAAAAACATCTACAATCACCGAAAGAATTGGTGATGCTGTCTCTACAATGAATGGCGGAAGTTCTAATTCCCTTGGAACAATTGATGAAAAGCATTCTACGATTCGTAGAGAATATAAGAAATTTTATAATTTCATTAAGGGCGGAAATGATAGTTTGAATAGTATTCGTAGAGAAACTATTTTTATCAACCTTCTTGAAGGTGTTCATCCATTAGAAGCAGAAATTCTTTGCTTGTGTAAGGACAAAAAACTACAAACAAAATATAAGATTACGAAGGAAATCGTATCTACCGCATATCCAGATATTCAATGGGGTGGTAGATCCTAATTATAACTAAAAAAATATTATGAAAATCATTCACCAAAAATGTGAAAAATCTTTATCTAACAATAAAAGTCTTCCAATTAATTCTTATTTGGTAGGATACATTCTTGAGGACATTAAATCATATGATATTGTTCAAGCTTCTTCTCAAGTAGAAGTATTTGATTATTATCACGATTTAACTAAAAATGTACTTTCAATTGAATGGACAAGTGGTAAAGTAAGTTTAAAAGTTTATGGTTATACAAAACCAGAAGGAAAAAAGAAAAAATAAGTTAAAGGGGGAGGAATTGACGGTTCCTCCTTTTTTGTGTATAATGGTAGATGTTAAATTCTAAAATATGAATAAAGAAAAAGTAAAACTTATCATTAGAAATATGGAATTACTTATTGAATCATTAAAGAATGAAATTTTAGATAAAGGAGAACCACAAAAATGTTCTCCGGATACAGATGATTACGATGAAGTTTTTGGAGATTTTGATTAATGAAAGCAAAGAAATTAGTTAAGTTGATGAGTAGATTGATTAAGCAGGATCATTTATATTCTCCTGAAAAATTAAAAGAAATGAAATCCCGACTTAGAATGTTAAAAGAAGAACTAGCAAAACTAGAAGCACAAACATCAAAAGGATTTGGAAAGAAATGAAACCTATTAGAGCAAAAGACCTCCTAGAATTGGATCAAAATATGAAAGTTGTGATGCTTCGGCAGGCACAACTTCCACAAACTCTGGTTTGGCAGGCAGGAAAGAATGATTACTCTGAGGAACCTATTCATACAATATTTCCACCAAATGAGAAAGAGTGTGGTAAATGGGTTATTGAGCAACTACTTGCAAATGAGCGTGGGCACTGGGGTCCATTGGAGCACCCTGCGATTACTTTTGATTGTGTTGGATTTGTTCATAATGTAATTGTTCAGGCACGAACTCATCGTGTTGGAGTAACCTTTGATGTTCAATCTCAACGTTATACCGGTCGTCGTGTTCTAAAGGTTGCCAAAGGTGAACTGAGACCACAAGAAGTTTTCTATGTGCGTCCAGAAGGTCTTTATCTTGACCGTAAAGGGCACAAGTATGAATGGACTCAGAAAGACTATGAACGAGAACTTAAGTTCTGTGTAGAGGCATCTGAGCGTTATACGGATCTATTTGAGAATCGTGGTATGGCAGAGGAGCATCTTCGTGATTATGTTCAACAGAACATTCGCCAGAACTTTGTGGTTACTTTCTCACTTCGTGCTGCTTTGCACTTTCTTGATCTTCGTGCCAAATTGGACGCACAGGTGGAAATTCAGGCACTCTGTGAAGGTATGGTTCCTGTGATTAAAGCATGGGTTCCTGAGATCTTTAGTTATTACGAAGAAAAGAGACTTCATAAAGCTAGATTATCTCCATAAAAATGAAAACTTATTGTGTCAAGGACCATCTTACAGGCAAAATATTTAAAATTCTTTTTAGTGAACAAGAATTCTTGGAATTCTTAAAAAAGAATCCAGACATAGATGAGTGTGTTGATTGTATAGAATGCGAAGATGCACCATCTATTACGCTAGAATAAATAATTTTGTAAATAATTGTAAATTATGCCAACTTATTATAAAATTCATAAAGAAACTAAAGAGACTCAAACATTCTTTGCTTCATTTAGTGAGCACGATGAATGGACAAAAAATAATCCAGACTGGGAAACCGACTGGTCCAAAGGATGTCCTTCTACTGTCAGTCAAGTTGGAGATTTCCAAATGAAGACCGATGGTGGTTGGAATGAAGTATTGCACAAGGTCAGTAAAATTCCTGGCAGCAATGTTCGCCCTCATAAGTAAATCTTAAACTAAAAATACAATGGCACGTAGAAGAAGAAGTACCCAAGAGAATCAAAATCTTGGTGTTGATAGTAGTATGACTTCTAAGCAAATGAAAAAAAAGAAGCCAATTAATCTAGCTTCTTTAATTGATATTGAACCACTTACTGAAAATCAAAAAAAATTATTTGGTTTTTATAGTGAAGGTAAAAATATCTTTGCACACGGAGTTCCTGGATCAGGAAAAACATTTTCGCTTTTGTATAAAGCACTTCAAGATGTATTAGATGAAACCTCACCATACGAAAAGATCTATATTGTTCGTTCATTAGTTCAAACAAGAGAGATTGGTTTTATGCCTGGTGGTGAAGATGATAAGAAATCATTATTTGAAATTCCATATAAAAATATGGTAAAATATATGTTCCAAATGCCATCTGATGCTGACTTTGAAATGCTTTATGGTAATTTAAAAGCACAAAATACTATTTCATTTTGGTGTACTTCTTTCATTCGTGGTATAACACTTGATAATTGTATTATTATTGTAGATGAAGCACAAAACTGTAATGCTCACGAATGTTTTTCTGTAATCTCAAGAGTTGGTGAGAATGCAAAAATTATGTTTGCAGGTGATGCAGAACAGAGTGATTTGATTAAAACTTCGGAAAGAAATGGAATCATAGATTTCATTAAAATTATTGATATTATGCCTTCATTTGAAAGAATTGAATTTGGTGTTGATGATATATGTCGTTCGCAACTAGTTAAAGAATTTGTAATTGCCAAAAAATCACTTGGTTTGTGAAATTAGTTTAAGATTGGTGAAAGAATAAATAAGTATGAAGATATTTTAATTCATATGTACCATTTCATATATAAAACAACTTCTCAATCTGGTTTTTATTATTATGGTAGGCACAGCACCTATAATTTGGATGATGGATATTTGGGTAGTGGTAAGTGGGTAAGATCAATAAAAAATAAATCTTCTCTTGCAAAAGAAATTGTTTTATTTTGTCAAACATTTGATGAACTTATTTTGATGGAAAGCGATTATATACAAAAGCACATCAATGATCCAAATTGTATGAATTTTAATGAAAACCCGATTGGATTTTCATCAATCAATAACCCTAATAAATTATTAAAAGGATCAAAAATTTTGAGTGATAGGACCAAAGGTGAAAGAAATGGTATGTATGGAAAAAACCATACCGAAAAAGTCAAAGAGCATTTGAGAAAAATGAATAGTGGAGAAAATGGAAATTTTTATGGCAGAAAACACACAGAAGAAGCAAAAGAAAAGATAAGGCAAAAACATATAGGAAGAAAATTTTCCCCCGAAGTAATTGAAAAATTAAAAATGAGATTTCCTGGAACATCTCATCCTATGAGTAAATTAAATGAAGAACAAATCATAGAAATTTATAATCTTGCTTGGGGGGGTAATTTGACACAAAAACAAATAGCAGAAATGTTTGATGTTAGACAGGGCCACGTAACAAAAATAAAAAATGGTAAGTTATGGGGCAATATCACAAAACACAATACTGTGTTATAATAAATTTAAAGTGGGAATGTAAATGACTAATCCTTGTATTGAAAAATATCTTGAACTCTATCCAGAAAAAAAAGTAGAGAAATCAACTGCTCGCTTTGAGCACGTTGAACTCAATTTGTCTCCTCTGGATAGAGAAACTATTGATGGAGTACGATACTATTCTATTCCCAATGGAAATGAGAAACCAACAAAAATGGTTTCTATTACTTCTGTAACTAGTCATTTCAATCGTCAAATCTTTATTGATTGGAGAAGAAAAGTAGGTAATGTAAAAGCAGATGCGATTACAAAAGCAGCAACTACAAGAGGAACAAACTTACATAGTTTGGTTGAGAATTATATTACCAATCAAGAACTTCCTGAAGTTCCAGAACCTGCTCCTACATTGTTTAAAACAATTGAACCAGCACTTCAAAGAATGAATAAAATATATGGAGTAGAAACTGCTCTGTATAGTACTGTGTTGGGTGTTGCTGGTACTTGTGATACCATCGCAGAGTTTGATGAAGAACTTGCGATTATTGACTATAAGACTTCTGCAAAACCAAAACCTCGGGAGTGGATTGAAAACTATTTCGTTCAGGCGATGTTTTATGGTATGGCTCTTTTTGAAAGAACT